CAACTTCGCCTCCCAATGCTTCTACTCTGTTTGTAATAGCACTCAAAGCAATATCATCGGTATAGTTTGAGAAATGAAGCTTTCCTCGGGCTCGGAGCCAATCGTTTGGGCGAGTTGGATCATAATTAATATTATCGCGTTCATCAAAATACTCATCATATGACACTCCAAGCTCCCTATATATTCTAATCTTGGGAACGAGTTGGGCCATGTGATGTGGAGCCAAGTTTAAAAAGTCATAAATGCCAGTAAACGAAACAAGTTTCTGCAGGAGGGCAGATGGGTGAGATCCGCCCGCAATACACTTTAACCTGTTATATCCTTGTGGGGCAACACCTCCTAATTCTTGAGGCAGGACACGGCCTGAATTGAGCAGATGGCTGTGGTGAAAAGTCGCCAATGATGGCATATAGTAGTTCAGAAAAGTCTGATGATCATCGCGACCTTCTGCACGATCTGTGTTTTTGTTGTAAATACTGAGGGTCATTGTTTTTTCTGTTAGTTTCTGATATTATACACGATAAATCTTTAAAATTTCAGTCAATGGCATGGGGATATAAATATTGTCTCCCAACTTGACATGCGCGTCGGTTGGCTTCATATTGTATTTTGCAATAACCCACCATAGCTTTGAATCGCCATAGTGTAGCGCGGCCAACTTAGAATATCTATCCCCAACTGACCAAACGTGCTGGTGTATTTCAAGCCTTCTCAAATCTACTGATGATGGCTTGGGAATATACAAAGGCTTAACAATAGAGGTGCCTAAATTATATTTTCGATATCTTCCACTTCGTGTGCGTCTTGGCATTATCTATCCTCCCCCCAATATTTCTTGTGTGGCTGCCTGATTCTGAGTTTCTTCAACATCGCTTTGTTCGACCGAAGTCGAAACATCAGGGGAAGGTTCTGCCGTTTCCGGTTTAAACGGAAAGCTGATTCCGCCTGTCTCTCCACCTCTCCACTCTTTGGTGTCGTGATCGAACCCAAGCTTGTGAGTGTGCATCACGGTTATTTGAGTTGACAAGCTTATAACTTTGGGATAAAGCTCTGTCTGGGGATCTGCCCATCCGGCGTCCAACAAAGGCGTATATTGCAGCCCACTTAGGGTTCCCACAAGATAATCGAATGTTGGATTTGTTTGTGCATTCGTTATGACGTTTGCAAACTTAATTTTGAAAATTGGAGATGCGGTTATTTGACCATATTTGACATTGGTCCCATGCTCTTCAAATGTCGGATAAAGCATCTTGATCAGATCTCCGCAACGTTTCTGGTTGTCTTTGGCCTCGGCTACACTTCCAGCAACCGTGTCCCATCCCAGACTTATTTTTCTGGCTGTTCCCTGAAAGGTCATCAGCGGATCTTGTCTTCCATAAACATGCTCTTCATTCCAGCGAGATTCAAACGCCTCATTATAGTCTGTTAGAAAAGCCTTAAACTTCACAGATCTATTTGTTGGAATGTGAATAAACTCAATATACCAGCCCTTGCTGTTTGCAAGGTTGGCAGTTGGTGAGTCATATAAGAAATTATTGCTCATATCTATAAATACTATGAAATTGAAATTATCGTGAACTGAATAGCGTCTTTAATCTTGGATCGTCTTCAAACGCTTTTAAAACAGCTTTTCCGAATTGTCTTCCGTCCACTTCTAACACAACAACGCGCTCTCCGCCTGCGGCGTATGTGGGTTTCGATGTTGCAGCCGGTCCTCCACCGCCACCAGTGCTGCTCATTGGAGAAGCAGATGTTCCAACATTTGAAAGGGCCGCCATTCCAGCAACAACATTGGCATTGTTAATAACTGCTCCGCCCTTATATGGCTTGGCAGAGGCCACAACTTCGCCTGATGCGGTGGCCGACTCACCTGCGAGGAAAGGCTCTCCAGTGAGACTGTCAGTTCCTGTTTCAAAAGCATCCATTCCAGAAAGAGTTGATTTTATGCCAGCAGCAGCAACGCCCACGGCTCCTGCAATAGTCATTGCGGTTGCTGGCGATAACGGGCCAGACATCGCGATATAAAAAGCAGCAGCAGCGCCTGCCAATGCGGCCAAAGCACCAACCACAACACGAGCAGGACCGGGGAGCAAGCCTAAAATTTCTTCTGTCATCTGAAACGCTCCAAAACCGGCACCAGCGGCGGCTGCTGCTGCGCCAAATCCATCGGCAAGTTTATGTTTAGAGTCTGTTGCGATGTCCGTGGCTTCGCCCATTTCTATTTCAGCTTCGGCAAGGCCATCGATCTCTGGCGTTGTCACTGAGGCTGTTCCACCTGTTTCTGCGAGGGCACCCTGTTGTGCGTCTAATTCGCTATTTGTTTCGCTCGTGGCGTCACCTAAGTTTTGCTCAGCTTCTGTCAGTGCATCGAGCGCTGGTGCCATTGACTGATTCATGGTTGCAGCAAGATCGCCCATGGTCTTGTCTAAACTTTCCAGCGTCTTGGACAAGTCTGTCATTCCTTCTTTTAATTGTCCTGTTGCTCCAAATTTCTTTTCAAGGAGATGCGTTCCACCTTTCAGCGCCAATCCGAGAACCGTGAGCGCCCCCACGATTTGAACTGTGCTAAACCTATTCAATATATCAGTGACCTTATCTAATGTTGCCTCATACATCTCAAAGGTATTTTGTGCCGCCTCTTCGTTGGTTCGCTTAATAGATGCCTCAACTTTTTCGAGTGAAGTTGATCCCCTTTCAGCAGCATCGGCCATGCCGTTGAAAGCCATATCTCCCGCAAGACCTGTGGCGTTAAGATTCTCTGCTAACTCAAGATTGCCATTTGCGATTGCAACAATTTCTTCTTGTGTAAAGTTTAATTCTGATGCAAGTGCTCGAATTAACTTAGGCGACTCTGCGATGTTTCTATTTGAGTCTTGAAAGGCTTGGTGCAATAACTGAATGCGCTCTGAATAGTCGTCTGTCATTGACATTGTTAGCGGATCGATAAACGCTCCGCCAAGAATTGCATTTAAAGAACCTGCGGCCTGAGCGGCTCCCTCAAATGTGTCGAATTGCTCCGCTCCTGCTGTCAATGAGTCTATCTCTATTCCAAGTGCTCTTGCTTGTTTTGCAAGCTCTTGAAACTGTTCTATTCCATTGTCGCCAAATTGAGCCAAACGAGGACCAACCCTGTTGAACATGTTTATTGCTTGTTGCCCAGATATTCCGATTGAAATTCCAAAGCCAACGATTTCGTCTTCAGCCAACCTAATTGACTCTTCGACGTTCATAAACCCCTCTTCTGTTCTTGGCAGGGCTTTTGCGATGGTGTCCATTGCGGTGATAAAGTCGCCTGCAGAGCCCATTGCCTGATCGAATTGGGCTGCAGTTTGATAAAGTTCTGTTTGAACACCCTCACTCATCAAAGAAAACTGCGACATTGAGTTGAAAGACTGATCAAAAGCTGAAGACAATTCTGCGGAATCTATTCCAAGTCCGGCCATTCCTGCGTCTAGATCGAATATGTGGGCGGCCATTTCTTGTGATATTTGAGAGGATCTCGCCGCGCTTGTGTAAAACTCGTCTAAGCCTTTATACCCAGCCAAAGTAGACTCGACAATCTTGTCCATACCGGCCTTCAAAAGACCAATTGGATTTAGCGCTTCGTTAATTCCTTTGTTGAAGTTGGCTATAACTCCTTTGGAGCCCATCTTTTTCCATGTTTCAAAAATCTGGTTAGAAGTGGTGCTTATGCCAAATAATGAAGCGGCCAGATTTTGGCCAGCACTGCGAGCGTCTTCAAGCGCTCTAACGTGCTTCCTTCTGGTGTCTAATTCTTCTTCTGCAGCAATGGCAGCCTCTGTTGCCTGAACCAACATTTCCGCCGAAACACTTTCCTGCTGCTGCAAGATATAAAGACGCTTTCTTGCTGCTTCAAGCATGCCCTCCGCATAAGTCACCTCTGCTTGAGCGGCCTTGTTTGCAGACTCTGCGCCTGTCAGTCGTTTCGCGACCGTCTTTTCCAGCTCGGCTTCAAACTTTGCCTGAGCCTCTAATTCTTCGACCGTATCTGCAGCGAAACGTCGGATTCTCCCCATTTGGTCGGCAATTTTAGTAAAAAGCCTCTCTGCTGTGGCCAAATCGCCTTCATTGAGCGCCTTCATTAACTGCTTAATATCTTCAGAATCTGCCACCTAAATTTCCTCTTTACTTAAATGGCCACTTCAGTCCCGTAACCCTCTCAAACTTTGCGACCTTCTGATCTAAGATTGATTTTGTTCTATATGTCGCGGGATTATCCAAGCCATATTTTCTGAAACTTGAGATATAATCTCTTTCTGCTCCAATTGTTTTTGCGAAACTATCGATCTCTTTTTTAGAACCACGGACTGTGACAGGAATGTTGGTGCCGCCAAACATTCGATTTAAAATAAGCTTAATTGCTGAGCCGAATGTCCTAAGCCAGCTTTCGTCCATTCTGTTTTTTGCCATGTCTCTGAAGTCGATTACGATTGGAACAATCTTCTCTTCATTTATGTTTTGTTCACTCATGGGGGTTGTGTTCCTTTTTGCACTGTAATAATTAGTTGACCATAACAAAATAAGCCAAACCGTTTTGGAATGGCTTATTTTCTGCTTGATTTTCGTCGAGCTTTTTCATGAGCCTCTTGTTGATCTTTTTGCTGCTTAAGGGTTCGGTTTACAAACCATTCTCTTAATCTAACAGGCAAGGTGTAGACCTCTGAGAAGCTCCAATGATCATAATGCTTCAAGAAAAAGATCTGCTCATAAACGCCCTGCATGTATTCACTGCTTAGGCCAAAAAAAGTCCGTTGTAAACGGAACCTCCAGTTCAGTTTCGTATTGGCACTGAGAGCAAGTGAAGTCCTGTAAAGTATCGATAGTTGGCGTCACCTTAGTGTGCGCAACTCTCAGATATCTTGCGTCAAAAGCTGGCATACTTTCCACAAACTTGACAATACTTGCACGATCTGTTGTTCCGTTGATAGAAACAACAAACAGCTTCATGACCTCTGTGGTGTTGCCTTCAGAAATGTTGTATTTCTTCTTTTTCTTTTGAGTCTGTTGCAGCAGCTTTTCATCTCGACCTGTGGTGAGCCTAACCTCAACTTCAGCCTTTGAACGTGGCAAAGTTATCATAAATGTTCCGGTTGGGGTTTCTTTAATTTCAAAGTCTCCCCACTCATCCCCATTATACATATCAACCTCATTTAGATCAAATGTCGTTGTCGTAATGGACGAGCATCTTGGGCATGTTACGTTTGTTTGATATTCGCTGCCATAAGCCCCAATACGAGCCGCTAAAATTAGAGCACTTCGATCTCCAACTAACAGATCTTGCGGTTTGATCCGAGAATCAACGATAAGGTTTTCCATCAGTCTTTCAATCGCCAGCCCTCGTTTTAGAAGAGCGGGGGACGTGATGATATCCTCATCTTTCGCAGTCATATAGCGGATCTCCACTGTTTCCTGACCATGCAATGGGTGGCCTGCGGGATAATATTTGCCTTCCGATGGAAGTTCAACAAATTCCGTTGGGGAAACAAAAGAAAGAGAATCGCTATTTGGCGAAGTTGGCTCAATTGCCTCTTCTTCGCCTGTCTCCTCGATGCCCGCAGGGGCACCAGTTCGACCAGCATTATTTCTTGCCATTTTTACCTCTATGTTAAATTTATTTTATGAAAAAAGCACTATAACTTAGTCAGTTGGTGAGTGCTCTGCCCAATCATACCTCAATTCGACCTCGATGTTAACAATTTCATCAGATTCATAATCAAGATCTCCGAAAGACACTGCTTTAATCCAGCATCGCTTCAAAGTCCACTTTTCAATTGTTGCAGCGGCTGCACCAG